AGCCGAGCCAGCGGTGAACGCAGCCGTACCGTACAGAGCGCCAATGTAGACCGGGGCCGAACCCACGGTAACGACACCAGAGACCTGAGCACCGTCACACTGCACCACGTCACCGTCTGCGTCGATAGCAGTCAGAGCGATAGCAGCATCAATGCCGTCAGCATCCACAGCGGTACCAGCAGCGTTGTAAGTACCAATGGTCAACGTAGCCGAGCCACCCGAGGTAGCAGCGTCAGTGATAACCAGATCGGCATTCACGATGATAGCACCAGCCGGGATCATAGCTTCCAGCGGGTCGATGTTCGAGGAACCAAACGACGAACCAAGAGCAGCCAGCGACAGCTTCTTGGTGATGACCTGACGAGCACCACGAGCGGTGACGCCTTCGTCGTTAACAGCACCCTGAGCACCATCGGTCAGGACAAAGAGACCGTCAGCGTTAGTGTAAGACATGTTATATCCCTCCTAATTACACGTTGGTTTTCGTGATAACACGAACCATGTTCTCGGGACGGTACAGCTTAACACCGTAACGAGCAGTCGTAACATACTCATGACGCTGGAAGTCTTTGTTGTACTCGTAGTCCACTTCCGGCATCTGACGCCATGCACCGACAAAAGCCTGAGCAGCGGGAGCAGCCGAGAAGAACAGGTTAACCTTACCGTTGTTGGTACCGAAGTCAACGTTACCGGGCGAAGCAGCTTTGTTTGTCAGAGCCGAATCGGTTGCGGTAGCAAGGTAGTTCGAGGTATACACGTCGAAGCCGTACACGTTCTTCACGAAGCGCATACCAGTAGCGATGCCTTCAGCGACAACGCCTTCCCAACGCGGGTTATCCGAGACCGACACAAGGTTGGTCAGGGTGTTGATCGTGTATTCAACCGAAGGGTCAACGACAGCGATCAGGTTGGTGTCGGGAACGTTAGCCTTCTTGAGAGCGTAACGAGCACGAGCAAAGTCAGCAACTGCGATCACAGCGCCAGTACCCGAACCAGCCCAACGGTGGCCAACGCCATCAATTGCAGCTTCCGAGTTAGCCGACACACCAGCTTCAGGTGCAGCAAACGTGGTGGCTTCGAAGTGAGCCATGATAGCCCGCTCTTGTTCCGGCACGAAGCGCGACATCAGTTCAGCCGAGTAGAACGAATCTTGCTCTGCTTTCTTGGTGATGTAGGTAGCCGACGACAGGTACTTGTCAACGGTGAAGGTGAACTCACCAGTGTCCATAGGACGGTAAACAACGGCAGTATCTTCTGCGTAGTTGTCGACCTGAGCTTGGCCAATCGACGGGATCGTGAACTGGTCACCGTCAGGGAAACCTTCAAGCATACGCACGTAGCGTTGTGCCATCATTTCGTCGCGCAGAATTTCCTTAAGCTCCGAAGACCATACTTCCGAGCGAGTAAGGAGACTCATGTTGGCAGTAGTCATAGCCATTTTAGTCTTCTCCTAGTTTATGGTTTCCACTTATTCCCAAGACGAGCAGCATCATCCATCATCTGTCGTTGAACCTTGGGAGTATAGTAGAGGGATTTACTTTCCCGACGAAGCTTCTGGTAGTAATCGAAGTTCCGCTCCGTCGAAGCTTGCATGTTGACCCCTTCCGTGCGAACCGTCCCCGACACAATAGGTTGGAAGGATTTCTTCGGTTCACCAATCAGGTTAAAGAAGGCGTTAGGGGACTCAGACGCTAGTTCCTGTAGACGCTGAACAGTCAAGCCAAGTTCTTGGGCTTTCTTCTGGACAACGGCAGGGGCCTCAGTGCCGTAGGTCTTCTCAAGTTCCTGATCGACAAGAGCGAGGTTCTGCTTTACAGTATTATCTCGGTCTCGTGCAGTCAGAGTTTTCTCAACAAGGCTCTTTAGGATATCCTCACTCACTTGCGGCGGGGTATTGCCATCAGTATTAGTGCCACCGTTATTATTGTTGTTAGCCGCTGCAGGTTTCACGTTGGTGGGCGACATGGCCTTGGTCTGCAGTTCTTCGAGTAGAGTCTTGGCGTAGTCCTGTTTCTGGAGGTCTTCACGCATCTGCGTAAGTTGATCCTCTAGATTTTTAATGTAGCCATCAGCTTCAAGTTTGCCTTTGGCTAGCACTTCAGGGTCTTTCCAGTTCTCTCCCTTAGTGGCGACGAGCTTTGCCAGATATGACTCCTGTTGTTCAGTTGTCGTCTGTGATGCTTGGCTCTCTTGACTCTGCCCAGATGGTTGCTGAGCTTGGTCGAACACGTTTGTCAAATTGTTAGTCCTTGTGGTTAAGGTCGATTAAGTTGAGTAGATCGTCGAGAACAGCGTTATATTCATTCACGGCGATCTGTTTGTATTCCCAACCGGGGGAATAATCCCGAACAGCTTCCTTACGGACATAGTGCTGCTCTAGAATTTCACGTAGGTCGTCGAAGGCATTACGGTACGACAACACTTCTTGTTTACGTTGGTTCCGATCAGAGTCCTTGACGCCTCTAAGCCATACAGCCTGCATTAAGCACCTAGTTCTTGAGCAAGCATAAGTTGCTCTTGGTTCTGCATTTCAGCTTCCTGAACGGCCTGTTGAGTCTCAAGCTGTTCCATAACGCTAATGTTCTCGCCGTAGAGTTTAGGCTCACCAAGCTCTTCCGACATGATACGAGCAAACTCTTTACCCGAGAGGTGAACGGAGACACTTGGGTCGGCAAGCTTAAGCTGGTAAAGCTGCGTAAGGTTCTGTACCCGACGAGCACGTTCAGCAAAGTGACGAGCACCGATAGCACTGATCTTACCGCTACCAATGATGTCGGTCTTGGTGATGTTACGGAAGAACGTATTCCCCGTGGTAGGATCAACCATCGACAAAGATTCAGTAGACGACAGATTACGACGACCACATTCCAGCATAGCGTTCAGGATAGGCTCAAGGAACGTACGCTCAAAGTGGGCAGTCTTATGCTCAAAGATACGCGAGGCGGAGTTCTGCAGGCTCTGGACCTCAAAGGCAGTCTTCTCACCGGGCGTACGGATACCCATAGCCTGACGAGGAGCACCAGCCATCTCCTCCATCTTGTTCTCAAGGAGTTGGATTTGGAGGTCAGCTTGAAGGGCAGTGCCATCAGGCTGCAGGTAGCCTACGTCGCCTTCTTCACCAAGGTAAATACGAGCACCCGGTGCAAAGTCAAAGTCCTCTACGTCCCCACGAATCTTCATCACAGGATACGCAATCTGGTCGAATACGTCAGCCTTAAGGTTCTCAAGGTGGTCGATACGATACTGCATACCGACGAGGTTATCCAGCGGACCCATAGCGTACAGGTTATCAGGACGAGGACGCCAGCCAGCTTGGAAGATAGGCGCATGGCCCAGCCACGAGGGGTTCTCTTCATTGTCCAGAACGTAAGCACGGTCGACAACAGTGATGATACGATCCGAGTGGAGTTTGTTGTCGTTATAGTCGAAGATGTCCCCGTAGAACGTAAGAACCTCAACGTAGTCCGACTCATAGTACTGTTGGATCGACGTAAAACCATCAGCAATGAAACCGTCAGCTTTGTTATATGCAGAGTCAGCCGAACGGATAGATGCCCGAGCGTACATCATCTTGTCGATAATACCCTGCCAATGAGCCTTAGACGGGTCTTTGTCGATCATCCGTTTGATCTCACCAAGGGTAAGAATGTTCTTGATGATCTTAGGCGTCTTGTAGAAGTCAGAGGCAGTAGGGTTAAATACGATGTCGTAAGGAGAGATACGGACCAGACGAGGGCCTTCGTAAGAAACGGCGACAGAACCATCCTGCTTAATGTTGGAGGTGTTCTCGTAGACCACAGTAGCAAAGCAGTTGCCGTACTGAATCCAATCGTAAAGGAGACTAGAAGAAGTGTTTACAAAGTCAGACTGACGGACCTTATTGTCCATGTACGCCTGAATGGACTCAATCTTGTCCTTCTTGTTGCTCTTGCTGTCAGAAGGTTCGAAGCGCATCCACTTCTGCTGAGGAAACAGAGTAGCAAAATAGTTCGCATGGAGGTTGTCCATGATCTGCGTCAGCTTAGGGGTCGTCGTGGAGTTCGACCACGGAAGGGCAGCATTCTTCGTCGTACGAGTGTCCGTAGCGTAGAGGTAGTTACGGAGTTCTTTCTTTTCGACAAGCCACTTGTCACGCAGAGAGTTCCACTCGACCCAACGATTAGCGATCTCGACAGCGAGAGTATCGGGGTTAAGCAGGTGCTCAAGTTCGATGGTAGTTCCGGCCATTATGCACTGCCTCTAAATCGTGAGTTAGCCCAGACGATATTGCTACTCTTGCTGCGCTGAACGTTCTTCATAGGTTTCACAGCCATGTCGACAGCAGAAGCTAGGGCGTCCTTAACGTCGTCGTGGGCTGGGTTACGGCTAGACAGTTCTTCCTCAAGGATTTGAGTGTTACCGCCTCTGTAGTGCCAGATCGAAAGGTTGTCGTAACGAGGCTCAAGGACGGCTGCGATACGCTCTTCCTTACTGCCTTTATTCGGTCGGTACTCTTCGATGGAGATCGACAAACCATGTTGCTTGATGAGTTCTTTAAGCTGCTTCACAATAGCTACCTGAGCCACCGTGACTTCTGCCCTCATCTTCCTGAACGACCACTTATTACTAAGCTGTAGAATATGGTCGAAGTAGTCACTGATGCGATCCGTACGGAAACGATCAATCTCTAAGACGTAGACGTTATTCTCACCATCGACACCGACGACAACCATAGCAGTGTAGTCAGCTTTCTTGCTAAGGCTAAACGCAAAGTCCACTGCACAGTAAACGTTCAGGCGGTGCGTCTTGTAGAACCAATAACCATTATCAAGGTGGAGATGCTTACGGTCGTAGTACTGAAACTTATCTGAACCTACGGGTACGTTATCTGGGTCCGTAGGATCGTTGTAGTACTGCGCCCTGAACTGTCCTTTGTCGAGGTACTGCCCACGCTTCTTAGCTAGAATCTGTTGGTCGAAACCAAACCACTTACCGTCTTTACGCTGCTGACGAGGCCACAGGAACTCACCCGTACCGTCGCCCCTATCTTCTACTGCACGTTCAAAGATTTCGTAGATGTTCTCTTCGCCGACCTTACCACCATCTTTGTCGTACTGATCCTCAATCATCTGCATCAAGTCGTTATACAGATCAATCGGATGGTAGCGAGTGCCTACGACCCACTCACGAGCCTCAGCACCTTCGATGGACGACAACAGAGAATACTGGCTTCTTACTTTGTCACGACCTTCATTAGTGTATGCGTTTTCATAGACAACCACATCATCAAGTACTGCAATGTCGCAGTGCATACCAGTAAGGGAAGTAGTGAGGCCACCAGTGAAGATGCTAGGGTCACGTACGTTTTCTTTCTTACGCTGAGGATGGTCTAACGCAATCTCCGAGGTGGTCCAACGAGTACGCTTACCTTCTTCAGGATGGACGTGCTCAGGCCAGTAACGACGATATACCTCAGAGGTAAAGATACCTTTCATAAAGCCTAGCTGCTTCTCCGCAAGGTTAGCCGTAGCAGAGATGTAAAGTACACGCAGCGTAGGATTCTTCGTAAGCTCCCACACAACCCGGTAAGCTACCATACGAGACTTCTGATGGTCACGAGGGAACAGAACGAGTTGGTGAGACTTGCTGTCTTGACGTGTCCACCAGCCGAGCAACTCAGAGTGACATTGACCAAGGACTTGCTCAGGAGCGACAAGCTTGATGAAGGTCTCTAAGTCAGCCTCGGCAGCTAGACGGATTGTGTCGTTGACTGATAAAGAACTCATGTGACAATAATACCACAGTTGATTTGGTTTGTCAAGGGGTACGTTTTGCCCTTACAGCATTACGCTTTGAGCCAACCGTAAATCTTCTCGGTTTCTTTCTTTCGGTGGTCCAAGCCAATGTACCCACCATTCACTCGCTTCGTGATTTGCTTGATGATGTCGTCACTTACGCCTTTATCTGCGATAGCAAACAAACCATTTTTCTCGAAGAACCACAAGGCAGTCTCCATCGCATAGTCAGTCTCAACCAGCGAAGGGTTCTCCATCACATCAGGCACACGCATATCAGAGGCAAAGGATCGGTAGTTGTCCTTTCCCGTCAATTGCAAGAAACCACGGCCAATCCAGATGTGACCCTCACCTTCCCCATTGCCCATGCGCCCAGAGTAAACCTTGTCGGCCAGTGCCTTGGGGTTACGAGCGTAGGGGGTAGCCTCAGCCACACTCTTGAACCGCGACGGCCAGACCTTGCACATGGTCTCAGCGGAATAATTGAGGTTCTCACGGGTAAGCTTGAAGCCCCCACTCTCATGGCTTGCTTGCCCGAGCAGGTGAGCACCACGTTCAGGAGAGAGCTTAAAGTGCTTAGCGATAGCTCGTGCCGTATTAGGCCCAAAGGAGCCATCAGCGACGACACCACACTTCTCTTGCAGCTTCTTCATAGCATCAGACATTACGTTTACAGGCTCTCTATTTGTCGTTACATTCTTGTGCAGGCGGCTCATCGTCTCCACCCTTGTTGCGGTTGTTCCCAGCGGCTAGAACGCCACCTAGAGCACCCACTAGGAACGACGTAATAGGGGTCAGAATTGAGAACAGTGCTCTGTCGTTTTCACTCGACTCTCCCAAAGGCTGAGTTACGAACACCAAAGAGTAGAGGATGATAAAAATACTGATGCCAAGGATTAGGGTCAGGGATACCCCTACGAAGTAACGTAGCTTGGCCTCTAGGTATTCAGGGTCAGTCTTTTTCATTCTGATGTTCCCGTTAGGTCAGTGGCGCACATTCGAGTACGAAGGCAAATAGGGGGTTGGCATTCAGGGGTGTCGAAATGGGAGGGCGACTGACATTCATAACGATAGAAGCCATCACCGCTAAAGTAAAAAAGTACACCAATGGCAATGACAGACGCAGGCCATATCCAATGTTCTAGTACCATCTTACCACCTCTCCAGATAACGACCCCAGAAGTACAGACCAAAGCCAGCGATAACGCTTGTTGCTAAGATAATACCTGTCCAGAGTGCAGCTTCTAGGATACCTTCGATTAACTCTTTGCGACGATAGACCTGTTCGCGCTGTTGCTCTCTTACCCTACGCTCAATAGCTTGGAACTCTAGCCATGCGTCGTTACCATAACTGTAGCTGATAAGCTGACGCAATTCCTTACGCTGTTGTTCGCACTGCTTCTGCGCGGCGAAAATATCGATGGCACTTTTCTGAGTGTCCTTACCGAACAACGTCTTGAAGACACCCGGTGGTTCATTAGCTTTCTCAGCAGCGTAAGCAATATCAGAGACAGCTTTACCCCACTCCGAGAGTTGAGATGCCATGTCTTGTATTTCACGACCAGCAGCAATGCCCTGCTTAAGCATTGAGAAAGCTTTGCTCCCAACGCTGATTGCCATGCCAATGCTAACTGGGTCGAACATTTACAAGCTCCAGAGCATCTCAGGTGTCGTCACAGCACCGCGATGATAAAGGCCAAGAGTTCAGAATAGCGCACACCCATGAGGCTCTTCTCCTCGCCAGTTTGTTCGTCAGTCCAAGTGCTGTTAATGAACATGCCATAGCGGCCAGCGTCCAGACCTTCAGCCGTAAAAGCATCTTGCAAGTCTTGCGCGATAATACCGAAGTGAATGCGGGCGTCTTCGCCTTTTTTGGCTATAGCCGACTTCAAGCGATACTTACGCAGGAGGCCCTTGCAGGCCACAGCCACGCGCCGTTCAGCATCGTTGAGTTCTTCGATGTCCTGCTTTTCGGTGCGGTCGGAGGTGTTGATCGTTCCAACGGTGGCGAAGACGGTGTCCCATCTGTTTCCGCTGTTTCCGAGATCAATGGCTCCTGAACGTGTCGCACCATCCGTTCCCGTTGGGACTATAGCATCGGCAGAAGAACTGAACGCAAGGGTGACATCGCCACTGCCAAGGTAGATGCTAGACGTGCCTACACCAATTATACCAAGCGTTGTGCCATCCTTGCGAAGGCGAATAACCTCACCAGCAGAAGTTGTGCGATCAAAAACTGAGACCGAGTCAGAGTTTGCGGTTGGAAGATCACGGATTACATGCAGAGCATTCGTAGGACTACTGGTCCCAATCCCCACGTTGCCCGAGGAGTCGATCCTCATGCGTTCTGCTTCATCTACATAAAAGTCAAGACGTGCATCACCGTTAATCCTGAAAACAGAACCTGAGCCGTTAGCAGTGCCAATCTGAGTAGACAAGCCGCCGAAGGCATCCACTAAAAACTTACCGCCGCTTGTTTGCACGTCAAGTTTCGCGGCAGGACTACTCGTCCCAATCCCCACGTTGCCCGCAGACACCTCAATCCCATTCGGGAAGTCAGGCGCACCAGTGCCAGCAGCGTCAGTGATGGAGTTAGTCTGGATCGTGGACATTAGTTGGCCTCCAACTGTGCTACGCGGGCGGTGAGATCAGTGATGAGAGACTGTTGCTCTTGAATGGCCTTCAGCAAGGGCGCGATCAGGCGGCTGTATTGGATGCCGCGAAGTTCCCTGCCGTTTTCGGTCTCGTCGTAGAACACCAAGTCAGGGTTGACCAGCTCAACGTCTTCAGCAATCAGGCCATACTCTGGCTGCGGCTGTATCTCGTCGGAGTAGGTGTCGTCTTCGTTCTTCACACGATACTGGAAGGATACAGGGTTCAGGCTGTAGAGCCAAGAAACGTCAGACAGGTCTTGGATGTTAGTCTTGCTGGCACGAGTAGACGAGACGTAGCCCAGTTGCCCGGTTGAGGAAATAAACAAGTCCCGCCCTGTCACTGTGTCTGCGTAGACTTCCGGCATTAAAACCCCGCCAGACGAATTGATCCTCATGTATTCAGTAAAAGCTGCCCCGCCGCCAGTAAATTGCCCAAAGGCAATACTATCATTTACTGAGCTGACGCCGATCTGAGCGATATCCGTTGATAGGTTCCCGAAAGTAAGCGAGGCCGTGTCCATCAAGACTGTGAGTTTTCCTATGGGATTATCTGTCCCGATCCCCACGTTGCCCGAGGAGTCGATCCTCATGCGTTCTGCATAAGTTGCCGAACCAGTTCTGGTATGAAACACAAGATGGTTGTCATAGTTCGAGGATGTCGAAACGGAAGCAATCGACCACCAGCCAACAGTGCCAGCCGCGCTTTCTGAACGAAGCTGAATGCCGCTGTAAGTGTCATTGACCTGCGAGCCGTTTTGGACAGTGATGAGGTTGGTGGTATCAAGAGCAGCCGTGCCATCGCCGTAGGTTGTCGCATCAGTGAAGTATACATGAAGCGGGGACACTGGGCTGGCAGTCCCAATCCCCACGTTGCCCGAAGAGTC